TAACGGGTACTGTAGATTGTCGTGATTTGCAGGTTAATTTACCCGCAGCTTTAGGCACCGCAGGGCAGAATCTTACCGTTAACGCCGCAGGCAACGCTGCGGAATGGGCTGACGCTACTATTGAGGGGCGCTACATACTAACTGCTACTACGTCTAACGCTACACAAACTATTGCTACAACAGATGGTGGCGCAGGGTCTACAAGCAATCAAGTATTTCTAGCCGCAAGTTCCGCTATTACTTTTACTGGTACAGCAATAGTGCGAGAACAATCCTCTGCTGGCACTGATGTATCTGCTTGGGATGTAAAAGGTGTAGCACGTAGAGAGGCTTCAGGTAACGCCGTCATCGTTCAAAGCGATCTTACCGCCCGTACAAATACGTCTGGGTATGGGTTAGCCATAGCGGCCTCTACCTCCGATGCAGGAGCGCTAGAGGTTTCTGTAACGGGCGCAGCCAGCACTAACCTAAAATGGGTTATTGATATACAAACTACAGATGTGGATTACGCCTAATGGATAAAAGAACCGTGCACTCCGCACATCAACGTATTGATGGATTGGAGAAAGAAATCGTGGCTATTAAAACTGAGATGGATATACAGTTTAAAGACTTGTTTAACCGCGTCAAACGCCTTGAGGCTATCCTAATTGGGGCTAGCGCTTTTATTATTGCCCTTCTTTTGCGCATGAATATGATGGCCTAATGTTCTGTTCGCTCACTGCAATGTTAGTGGGTGTTTATACTTACGGCGGGTTATACACCGCCTGCGTTTATAGATGCCCTAGAGAGGTATCTCACTTCTATTATCATTACCCCCACGTCATACGTGTGCCTTACAATAGTGGATGCCCTGTCTGGGCCAAGGTAGGTGAACGTGTATGATAGATCCATTTACAGCACTAGCGGCGGTAAAATCTGCTGTTTCTGCGGGTAAGGAACTCGTCAACGTCACTAAGCAAATTGGTGAATTTTTTGACGGTGTGGACGATTTACGCGCTGCCCATGAGAAAAAGAAGAATAGTCTTTTTTCTGGTTCAGACGAAAACGCTATGGAAACTTTTGTAAACTTACAAAGGGCAAAGGATGCAGAAGAAGAACTACGTCAAATCGTGATTGCAACCAGAGGTTTTTCGGCTTGGGGTGAATTGCAAGCTATACGTGTACAAGCTAGGAAAGACCGCAAGGCAAAAGCAGAAGCAGAGCGGAAGCGCAAAGCAAAGATGGTTGAGCGCATTATTGTTTATGGCGGAGCTATTATTATTGTTTCGATTATGCTCGGGATCACTGTTGTTATAATTTTGGCTAAACAGGGGCGTATATAATGGCTGATGGTGTATCAGGAGTGGGTAATGCGCCATTTAATGTGGGTAGCAATATCCATGAACAAACGCGTGCACGCGAGCGCATAGAAACTCACCTTGTAGAACAGCGTGTGCAAAAGGAACATAGGAACAACCACAAGCACCTAGAAGACATAACAAAGCAACAGTTGGAATTATCGCAAAGCTATGATAGGTTCGGACGCAAGACCAATGCGGACAGGCCGCAAGGAACGAAGTTAAACATAGAGGTGTAACATGGCGAATACCTTTGAAAAGATTTTGCAATACAAGCTCATGCCACGTTTTATGATGGTTGTTATGACGATTATGTATATCCGTGTTATCGAGTGGGGGATGAGTTTGGATGACTTATCAACACAGCAATCTGCGATGATTTCAGTGGTCAGTGGAGCTATGACGGGTACGATAGCTGTGTGGTTGGGGTCTGAGAAATGAGTATTTTCACCGCTGCATTAGGACCGATAGCCAACCTTGCAGGGTCTTGGTTACAAGGCAAAGCTGATAAAAACGCCGCTGCAGCAGAACTAAAGTTAACCGAAGCCAAGGCAAAAGCCCAAATACTTTTGTCTGAGAAGACCAGCGTTGCTGACTGGGAACGCATCATGGCAGAGGGTGCCAAGTCTAGCTGGAAAGACGAGTGGTTCGTTGTAATCCTGTCTATCCCATTGATTTTATGCTGGATTCCGGGCGCGGAAGGTTGGGTTGACCGTGGGTTTGCGCAGCTTTCCAAAGCTCCGGACTGGTATTTTTACAGCCTTGGAATTGCAATTTCAGCCAGTTTTGGTGTGCGCGGGGCACAGGCATTTTTTAAGAGGAAGTGACATGAGTTTTAAATTAAGTCAGCGTAGTTTAGACCGTATAGAAGGTATAGATGAAGAACTATATACCTTAGTCCGTACGGCAATACATAACACGCCATATGATTTTGGTATTCCGCATCTTGGTGGGTTAAGAACCATAGAAGAGCAACGTACCTTAGTAGAGTCTGGGGCATCAAAGACCATGAAGAGTAAGCATCTGGATGGAATGGCTTTTGATTTTATGGTGTTTTTAGGTCCAAAAGTTTGTTGGGAGCTTCGGTTCTATGATGATGTAGGTGACGCGATTGTGAAGACCGCTAGGGACATGGGCATCAAGCAACTTAAATGGGGAGGGGCTTGGCACATTGATAATATACTAGAGTGGGATGGCACAATGCTAGATGCATATAATGACTACGTGGATGTTCGCCGCAAGCAAGGTCGTACGCCTTTTGTAGACATGCCCCACTTTCAAAAAGGATAAACTCATGCGTGTAGAAAATGAATCTAAAACTTTAGAAAACGGTGCTGTAGATCCTGCGCATGTAATACATCAAGTGTGTGCTGCGTGCGGGTACGACCTAGATGAAGCAGAGTTAGCTGCAGATACCTGCGCTGATTGTGAAGCACCGCTTAACCTAAAACAACATGTAGCCATAAGCGTTACTACGTTCCCCCCAGTATTCGCTGAAACATCATAGGTGCAACATGCCGTTCCAAAAACTTCTTTTTAAAGCGGGTATTAACGACGAACGTACAAGCTATTCTTCGGAAAGTGGTTGGTACGAAGGTGATAAAGTGCGTTTTCGCCAAGGGTTCCCCGAAAAAATAGGTGGTTGGAACAGGATATCTACGTCTACATTCCAAGGTGTATGTCGTTCGTTGTGGAACTGGGTCACCCTAGCAGGGTTTAACCTTGTGGGGGTTGGCACCAACTTAAAGTTTTATTTAGAACAGGGCGGCGCGTATAACGACATAACCCCCATCCGTGCTACTACGACCAACGCGGCCACTTTTGCAGCCACTAACGGTAGCACCACCATAACAGTAACAGATAATAGCCACGGTGCATCTGTTAATGACTTTGTTACTTTTAGCGGCGCAGCTTCGTTAGGTGGCAATATAACCGCTACCATACTAAACGCAGAGCACCAGATAACGGAAATAACCAGCGGTAACACATACACTATAACGGTATCTGCTACGGCTAATAGCTCAGACACAGGAAACGGTGGGGGTTCAGTAACCGCAGCATACCAAATAACTACAGGTCAAGCGTCAGTTGTACCCCTCACAGGTTGGGGCGCTGGTACTTGGGGTGGAGGTACTTGGGGTAACGGCCTTGCTTCTAACGAGGCTATACGACTTTGGAGCCAATCAAACTTTGGTGAAGACCTGTTGTTCGCTGTTCGCGGCGGCTCCATATATTACTGGGATGCTACAAACGGAGTATCGAGTCGTGGTGTAGAGTTATCCTCACTAGGTGGCGCATCAGACGTACCAACTGTACAAAACTTGCTTTTGGTATCTGATATTAACAGATTTGTGTTTTGTTTTGGATGCAATAACCAAGGCAGCGCTACACAAGACCCCATGCTCGTGCGGTGGTCAGACCAAGAAAGTGCGGTAAACTGGACCCCTGCATCTACGAACCAAGCAGGTGGACTTAACTTATCTCGTGGAACCGAGATTGTAGCCGCCAAACAGGCCCGTCAGGAGGTTCTAGTTTGGTCTGACTCTGCGCTGTATTCTATGCAGTATGTGGGAGCGCCTGCAGTATGGGGTGCACAGCTTGTTGGGGATAACATATCTATTGCTTCTCAAAACAGTGTAGCCTTCGCTAACGGTGTTGCTTACTGGATGGGTAAAGATAAGTTTTATAAGTATGATGGTCGTACACAGCCGCTACGGTGCGATGTAAAGCGCCACATATTTAATGATATAAACACATTACAGTATGACCAGTTTTTTGCGGGTACAAGTGAAGCGTTCCATGAAATTTGGTGGTTCTACTGTTCCACAGGGCAAACAAATATTGATCGTTACGCCATATATAACTACCTAGAAGACACTTGGTACTACGGTTCTTTAGGGCGCACAGCGTGGTTAGACTCCGGTCTTAGGAATTTTCCACTTGCAGCTACCTACTCGAATAACTTGGTCAACCATGAAGATGGTATTGATGATAACGAGACGGGGGCCAACTCAGCAATTACAGCCAGCATATCCTCGTCACAGTTTGATATTGGTGATGGGAACAGGTTTGGGTTAGTGAGCCGCGTGCTGCCAGATATGACTTTTGAAGGCTCTACGACAGGCGCACCCGCAGCCACTCTTACACTGCAGCCTATGGCAAACTCAGGATCAGGGTATAATACCCCGTTATCTGAAAGCGGGAATAGTAGTGGTACTGTAACACGCAATGCTACGGCCCCAATAGAACAGTTTACTGACGAGTTGTACGTACGTGTTCGCGGACGCCAGATGGTGCTAAAAGTAGAATCTACAGCACAAGGAGTTATGTGGCAGTTGGGTACACCACGTTTAGATACTAGGCCAGATGGACGGCGCTAATGGCTAACGAGATTGACCAAGTTGACCCACCTGCGCTGCCGCTAGCACCTACTGTGTATGACAGGCCATTTACGGATCAGCAAAGTAACGTTTTACGTTTGTTTTTTAGACGCCTCACCAACGTACTTACAACGTTAACGTCTACGGATGTTGGGGGTAAATTTTTGTATAACCCTTGTGCAGCGTTCTATAGTACGCAGGACCAAACAGCTTCGTCTACGAACACAGGGTACGCAGTTACATTTAACAATACTTCATATAGCAGTGCAATCACACTATCAAACAACAGCAGAATAAACGTACAAAACCCCGGTATATACAAGTTTGACGTTACACTACAGTTAGAACACAATAACGCTAGTGAGACGCCTGTAACTGTCTGGGAGCAAAAGAACGGTAGTGCGATAGCGTATTCGGGACATATGTTCGATGTAAAAGGTAACGATGACTACGTTATACATTGGGGATTTACTGTAACACTTGCAGCAAACGATTATATAGAAGTATATTGGGCAACAGGAGACACCCAGCTAAATTTACACACAGAAGCTGCTACGTCGCCACATCCGGGGATACCGTCTGCATCTATAGACATATCCTTTGTAAGTAACGTATAATAAAAGCACCCTTAACAGATAGGTGCGAAAATGAACTTTATAGACGTTTTTAATGCTGTGGCGGATGCAGTGGGTAACAAACCTGCCAATGCGCCTCAAATAACAAGTTATGATAATGAACCAATAGATGTTGGACTTGACAGTTTAGATATGATAATAATTGTGGAAGTCATCCGTGACATCTACGGGCTTCCGAACAATGTCGAGGGGCTAGACAACATATCGAGAGTGACTATCGGCTCTCTGCGCGACTACGTTGACACAAACAAAAAACGAGACCCTGTGTCTGTCGAAGAAGTGCTGGAGTATGTATAATGACACAAACCGTAGTAGATAGTAAGCAAGAACCATTACCTGCACCGACTGTTATTAGCATGGCGCTTGGAGAGGCAGACCTTGGGCGAGTAACTCCTGCTGCGGGGTTAGCAGGTATCGCAAAAGAGCTAACTATGGATAATGTAGACATACTGCAGGTGGGCAACACTGTGTTCATTGGACATAGAGGTAAAGGTAAAAACAAAGACCTGATGTGGGGACGTGCGATTAACGTGGATACCGCGCAAAACTTTATAAACAACGGATTGCGGTATTTAACACATTTACAACGCATAGGCATAAAACGATATGTGGCTGAGTATAAGGGCGATACCTTAGATAATGCATTTAGAGTGTGGAAGCGTTACGCAGACAAGGCAGATACAACAGTAGCGGTAGGGCGTCTTTCAGATGGTAATTCTAAAGCGTTCATAACTTTGGGGGACATACCCCTTACTAAGGCGGCATAAATGGGTGTTATTGTAAATTTTGTCGAAGATGTCGTTGGTGGCGTAGTCGATGTTGTCGAAGATGTCGTTACTGGCGTAGTCGATGTTGTTGAAAGCGTGGTTGGTGTTGTAGAAGACGCTATTAACTGGGCTGTAGATGATATAGTTCAACCCGTATTAAACGGCGTTGGAGACGTTATTCAAGCTGCGTTAGACGACCCGATTACTACTATTGCTAAGATAACCGCAGTTGCTACGGGTAATGCGTGGGCGCTTCCTCTTATTGACGGCGCTGCAGTAGCTGCAAACGGAGGCGATCTTGGTGATGTAGTTAAGGCCGCAGCCATTTCTTATGCTACTGGGAAAGTTGGAGAATTTAGTTCAACATATGTTAACCCAAAAATAGCTAGCGCAGGATTAAACTCTACCGTCGAAGCCGCTGTTCAAGCAGGTATTAAAGGCGGTACACAATCCGCTACTACGGCAATTATATACGGACAAGACCCACTACAGGCGTTTGCTACAGGAGGTCTTAACGCTGCAGTCGGCGCTAGTCTCGGTAAAATCGCGGATAATATAGATGAAAGGTTTAAAAACTTTACTGGCGAGTTCGACGCTGAAAATAAGCCTATTGAAGGTGGTTGGGAGAAACTTCAAGACGGCGTTAAGGAGAGTATCACCGCGTCTCTTACCGCTGAGATTACAGGCGGTGATGTTTCCGCATCACAATTTACATCTATAATTAGCAAATACACTGGCGTGTCCGAAACCATGAATAAGTTCTTACAAGAGAACGCTGGTTTTGATAAAGGCCAAGCCATAGTTATGACCAACGCGCTAACCAACGCTGCAACTGTAGCTTTGGAAGGCAACCCTGAATTAAGTTCCGACGCATTTTTTGCTCAGTGGGATAAGTACGGGATGAAGGCGCTTAAAGATATTGTAGACCGTCCTGTTGATGCTGCCATAGATAAGATTACAGGAGCGTCCAGCGCTACTCAGGATGCCGCAAATGCACTAAACGAAGCGTCAGCAAACGCTGTATCAGCAGCGGATGGTTTCAAAGCCACGCAAGTTGCAATACAAAAGAAAGTAATAGAGCAAGAACGGCTTGAGGGTATTTATAACGCCGCGCTTAAAGCCTATAATAAAAACCCTACACAAGCTACTGTGGACGCACTCAACGCCGCGGCGGGGGCGTATCAAACTTTTGCGGACCAGTTTAAGGTTGACTACGATTCTACGCTTAAACCTGCCCTAGACAAATATAAAACAGACTATGAAACGTATACCGCGCAAATCCCTGAACTAGACGCCGCGTACACTGCAAAAACAGAAGCTATGATGTCCGACATAGACGACCTAAATGCGTCTATGAAGCCTGTTTATGATAAGGCTACACTTGCGGCAGCACTGTCTCTACGTCCGAATTTTGATGCAGAGGCGTACAAAGAGTTCCTCGGTCAAGATGTTGACAACGTTGCAGAACATTTTCTTCTTAATGGGCAGCAGGGTCCAGCAAATAAATCGGAAGCAGAGGCTACCTTAGATGCCATTAGGTTATCTACCGTAGAAAACGCTTTAGCCGCAAAAGGGCTGACACTTGCTTCTTTAGAGCCGGGGCAGCTAGCGAAGTATCTTGCTTACGCAGACAAAGAAATAAAGAACGCCGCAAGTATTACAGGGTTAGATTTAGATAAGTTCGCCAACACTATGGTTGCGGATGCTGCGCTGACCCCTGAACTAACAACATCGCTAAAAGACGCAGGGTTTATACCACAATCCACAGATGACTATAATGGCTTTTTGTCAGGCGAGTATATTAAACTTGACGCAAAAAACAGCGATGGGTCTAACGTTTTTCTCGACACTACAGGTATGTCAGGGGACGAAGTAAAGGACTTACTTGCCTCCAAAGGGTACTCTACTAATAATATAGTTAATGTTGGTAGTGCCTTTGCTAATGCCATGGATGGCGGTGCGGGTGACCCTGCGTTTGATAAACCAAGCCTTTCAGCAGTAGACGCGGCGGCTACAGATTTCAAAAACAATCCACCTGAACCCACGCTAGACACAGTGACTTTTGGTGCAGGTGTTGATGTCAACACACTGACTAGCGGGGGAGCCGTACTGGTCAACACGGATGGAAAACTATCATGGGAGCTACCATCCACGAAACAGGAAAAACTAGGCGAAACAAACATAAGCAGTGTAACTAACGCAATAAACCCTAACATTGACGCATCGGATGTTGAGTTTAACGCAATATACGGACCACTCGCGTTTAAAGAAGTCCCTCCGGGGTTTTCATATCTTAGTGACGACAAACTGACCGCGTTTACTGAAGATGGTAAAATAGAGTCTAAACTGTTGCCGCCTGTAAGCGGGGTCGTAGTAGCGACTATCGCGGGGTTGGACGATGACCAAGGTAAGCAGTTTGACGAGGACACGGGCGGTACGCTTTGGAGCGTATACAAC